ATCACATGGTAAGCGGTCAAAGCCTTCGGGTGGACACGCAAAATCGCGTACTCCAAACCCTTAGGATGTGGCCACCCCAGCCCACCTGCGATAATAGGCAGGTAGACTGGCAATCCAAACTTTAACAGTCTAAGTCTTGTCTCAGAAGTGATCGTATGAGCCATAGAAAGGATTGGCGACCGGAGATCCGGCGTCAAATCCATGGTAGCAGTCTCCAATATGGGTCCTAAACAGGCCCACTCCGAATTCGGTTCTCTACTGTTGTAGGAAGCCCGTAAATTCGCGAAAGCGCGTAGGGATCCTACATGTAGATATTGGATTCTGCCGTCCTTAACTACAGCAATCTTTTCTCCAATGAGGATAAAAGATTCGTTGTCATACGGCTGTACATAATGTTTTCCGGCTGAGGCTTGACCTCCAGTAAGTTCTAACAGAGACTTATAGAGGCGGGCCGTCACCAGAGGACATATCGCAGCAAGATCATCCCCCATGATTGCAGTCAAAGAATTTAGACCGCGACCAAGGGACTTCTTAACCGAAAAAGGGAAAGCTTTTTCTTGATATTCGTACGTTAAGAAGGAAATACAAGACTTGATACGTTCTTCTTCGGCGTCAGTTAGTACTGACGTCTTACGAAGAATTTTCAGCACTTTGTGGTAATAAGGCTTTGAGAGCACTCTGTTCGTAAAAGACCACGCGAGTCGGAACAATACAAGATTGTATATGTTCAGATGAAACCAACTCGGGGCCGTGCCCATGAGATTGCCGCGTGATGAAACAATACACTTCTCCTCTTTTATCAGGAAACACTCCTGAATGAGGTCGAACGTATAGTGCAACCTCTGAGGTCCAGAGAGCGAGCGCCAAGCAGCCCAAGTGGGCGAATTAGCTTTCGTCACTGGCATGCATCGTTCCATCGAGTCATTAAAAGACTCTACGATGTCGTGCGGCAGAAGATCTGTTGCGCTTTTAAGGTCAGATGACAATAAGACCCACTTTCCGTATGATCTTTGCTGATCAACCCATTCCTGGGTCGGCAACTGCTCGAACCACTTCTCCAAACCATCAGGCAAAATTGCCCACTTGGTCGGAGTCGTGGTCAGAACTCGATCATACATCTGTCGCCTCACTACATGAGCTAACGCCTGCAAACAAGCAGGTGATGTAGTGACAACTCTCACTTTGAACCCGCCCCTGTCTGAAACAACAACAACATTCGAATCCGGACAAACCTGTCTCGGATACTTATATTTATGAATGTCCCATTCAGGAGCATCGGGCCAAAGATTTCGCACTATTGAATCGTGTATATCCGTCATACGGAACTCTACATTTTCAATAGAACGCGGAGCGATCTTAGAAGGTTTCGACGGATCAGGGAATCCCTGATACATCCACCTTAAATAGCCTTTCATACCACCCTCCTTCACCTTCTTCTCAAAGCAAGAGGATTCTGATGCATCGAATGTCGTTGCATCTATATCCGCAAATTGTTCACTCTTAAATATATTTTGAACGTCCTTTTCGATTGCACCCAAGACATTCTTGG